CGTGATTGTGTCCGGGGCTGCGGCTACGTTCGATTCAATCAATGTCACACTTGATACAATCAATAAAACTTTTGACGAGGGATAAATGGCAAAGCAAACAGTAGGAATAGGGTCGAGCGCCAATGACGGCACCGGGGACACTCTCCGCGCTGGCGCTGACAAGATAAATGATAATTTTAACGAAATTTACGCTGCGTTAGGAAATAGCTCTAACGTATTAACAGACATTATAAACGCAAGCGGCCTTTTGGATGTAAGTTCAGGCGCTAACAAGATTGTATTTTATTATGCCAATCTAAGCGATTTGCCTAGCGCTTCAACCTATCATGGGGCTGTGGCTCATGTTCACGCTACTGGCGGCCTTTATTTTGCTCATGGGGGCGCTTGGATAAGATTAAACGACGAAGCTACGGGGCCGGTAACAAAGTATACTGCTGGCACTAGCGGAAGTTCGGCATACACATTTACAGGTCCGGGGGCCACTTCAGGTAACAACCCAAATTTCACCTTCTATAAGGGTCACACTTATCTGATTGACAACACTGCCAACGTGAGTAGCCACCCTTTGCAGATCAGAACATCTAATGGCGGGTCTGCTTTTACAACAGGCGTAACAGAAAATTACAACTCCACAACTGGCTTAACGCAGTTTATAGTTCCACACGAACCAAGCGATACATCTTTGGTGTATCAATGCACCAACCATAGCAGTATGGTTGGAAACATAACGATAGTGTAGGGGTGTGACGATATGAGATACGCATCACAGGAGTAGAAAATGGCTTTTTCAGGCAATTATGTATGCACCTCAT